AGTTCAGACGTGTGCTCTTCCGATCTTAGCAGCCCGGAATATACGCTGATATGTAATGAGGACGGCAAGAACAAATATCACAATGACGCTTTGTTCCCCCTGCTGAACAATAATGGCAATATCGTAGACGTTATATTCGGCCCCTGCTTTATCGCCGGTAAGCTGATGACCGATGAGAACGGCGAAGAAACATTTGTCGACTTGCTGCGTGAAGACTATCTGAGAATAGTCCGCCGCTTTGGGAAAGGAGCTGTGAAGAATGAGAAGAAGGAAACTGCGGAAACTGAGGCTGCTGACCTTAGGCAGCTTACTGCTTGCCGTAATATGCTTGCTAGATTACGGGCCCGCAAGAATGGTAAGTGCAGCTTATCAGATGGTTAAAGGCCAGGAAGTTACCGAGATTGTTGTACCTTACCATGTATTGGAAGAAGGAGACACTTTGGAAGGAATCTGCTGCAGATTAAAAGATGAATACGGCGATAAGCGCGACTGGCGCGAAATTGCTTTTTATGTCTGCAAGGATAACAACAAGAAAGACGGCTGGGTATATCTCGGGGAAAAAATCAATGTGCGCCTGCATGTACCGGTCGAAACAAAATAAAAAAGCCGCCTGCAAAAAGCGCAGACGGCATGGGGATGTATGAAGTTACCAGCATCCATACATCCCTATTTTAGCATATAAGAGTGATGATAACAAGGAGGCAAAAAAATGGATTATGACGTCAAATTTGTTGAATACAAAGGCGGCAATATCAAGGTAAGCTATACCGTCACTCCGCTTAACTCACATGAGGAAGCGAGTATAATCAGCCGCATTGACAAACCGCATGAAGATTTCATGCGTGCCTGGATGGAGCTGCCTGAAATAGCACGTAGACTGTTGGAGTTTCCGCTGGCCAACGAAGACGGCGAAGAGCTTGGCATTATGGTTACCAAGGTAAACTTTCTGACAAGCAAAAACTTTGGCAGAGGCATGCAGCTGGTGGCGCTGCTGCTGGGCTTCAAGAACTGCAAGCAGCCGCTGCAGGTAGTGACGCAAAAGTTTTATGAGAATGCCGTAGATCATAGCAAGAGATACACGGATGAACCGTTTCCTTTGCAACAGTTAACGCCGCGAGAAGCTGATGTTATGTTCCTCATAAAGAAGGAAGCCTTTGACTATGCGTATCACTGCAAGCGTGAACAGCCAACAATAGATGAGGCGCAGGACGCCTACGAGAATGGCGGTTATCCCGACGAAGAAGAATAAAAGGAGTTGAATGAAAATGGCTGTAGTAAATATGCCGGTAGAATGTCTTATCCCGCATCCGCAGAATCCAAGAAAAGACCTGGGCAATCTGGAAGAACTGACAGCGAGCATTAAAGAGAATGGCATCTACCAGAACCTTACCGTAATCCCGGTAAACGAAGCTATACCGGGTGAAGAGCCCAAGTATATGGTGGTTATTGGCCACCGTCGCCTGGAAGCTGCGAAACGCGCCGGGCTGCAGGAAGTGCCGTGCGCTATCGTAAGAGGCATGACGGAAACGCGGCAGCTGCAGACTATGCTGTTAGAGAATATGCAGCGTAGCGACCTGACAGTTTATGAACAGGCTCAAGGCTTCCAGCAGCTTCTGGACTTTGGTATGGATATCGAAGATATCTCCCAGCAGAGCGGCTTCAGTAAAAGCACTATCAGACGGCGCTTGGAAATCGCTAAGCTGGACCAGAACAAGCTGAAGGAGCTAAGCTCTACCCGCCAGCTTAGTCTGAAAGAGTTTGATGCACTAGCCAAAATTAAAAACTTAGAAGCCAGAAATGAAGCAATGGAGAAGATTGGCACAAATGATTTTGCTCTAGCAGTCACACGCGCCGTGGAGGAAGAAAAGCTTGATGCTGCAATGCCGGTATTCCTGGCAGACATGGAACGCCTTGGCATCAAGAAATTCCCGGATGGTGCCAATAAATACAGCAGCAAATATAGACGTATCGGCAATATTAATCTTTACCAGTACGAGGAAACAAAAGAAAAAATTCCCAAGAAAACAGCAGGGGTGTATTATGAGGCCAACTATCCGAGAAACGTAGAGTTTTACGTAAAGGAAACAAAAAAAGGCAAGGCTAGAGAAAAAAGCGCTAAGGAGATTGAAAAAGAAAAATGTATAAAGGAAGCATGGTTTAAAGTCGATGCTATGGCTGCAACGCATTATGAGCTGCGCAAAGCATTTATGGAAAACTTTAAAGCTACCACTAAACAGCATGAGCTCGTGCTGATGGGAGCCTATAGCGTGGCGGTATTGCAGGGAGTTACGTACATGGGATTGGGCAGCGTAGACAAAGAAGCTGGAATAGATAATAAATACTTTGATCCCAAGCAAGACGAGAAAGCAGTCAAGCTGGCCTTCGATGGTTACTTTGATATCCAGCAATGCGCAAATGTTATCTACAAATTGTTCGGTGACAGTGAAAAAGAAAATTATGCCAACAATAGCCGCTTTGGATATCCTACATATAAAATCAATCCAAGACTTGAGGCGCTGTATCATTGGCTCGTTGCTCTTGGCTATCAGATGAGCAGCGAAGAAAAGCTTCTGGCAACTGGCCAGCATGAAGTATTTCAGCAGATTAAAGGAGCTTAAAAATGGACACGGCAATAGATGAATTTACAATTAACCTGGCCATTACAATTATCGTTATGGTATGCGCATTGGCGCTGGTAGGAGGAAAAGATGATGAACGATAGTGAAAGAACAATCATGGACTACGTAAACAGAGCGCAGCTGGCCATCAATGACTGGCAGTGCAGCGGCGAGATTTATTATCTGGAGCAGGCAAAGGCAGAGCTTGCCGAAGCTGTTTTCTTGGCTGATGAACTGGCTAAGAAAAAACCAGTTTTTCTTCAATATAGCGCAGAGGTGCAGGGCTGCGTTGTTTCTAGCGATTTGTGCGATACTCCGGAGGAAGCCTTGGAAGATATTCGTCCCGACCTTATTGTGGGCGAATTGGTTATAGTCTATAAACAAAAAGAATCCCAATGGCAGCCTTATATTGATATGGATGATTTGATTGAAGGATTTATAAGCCAAGCAGATGATGAGGCTGGCGAAGGTGCAGAAGCATGGTGCGATTTTATTTCCGGTAATGCGCTGGCGCAGGCGAGAAAAGAGCTTGATGAACAGCTCAACGATGTATTGGAGGCATGGCTCAGAAAACATAAAGTTGAAGCCGGTTGGTATGACAGAGCCGGCATTGAGGGAACGTATAGATTTTGCGGTGATAAGTTTATCCGTGTTAGCAAGGCTGGCGATGACGCATGAGCCAGCTAAGAAAAATGGAACGCAGGAAGCAGAAGAAGCTGCATCTGCTGGGCGGTGAAGAGCGCCTGCAGGTAAAGGCCGGAGGCAATGAACCCTTTGGCATCAGTAAGGCCGGCTATAATGCTATCTACCAGGCGGGCTATGAAGCGGGTATGCAGGCAGAGCGTGATAAGATGATACCGTATTATGCCAAATACTTCACTCACCAGATATTGGCAGTCTGCTGCAAGATACTCATGGAGAACTATGGCGAAATCCATGTACGCAATACAAGGCTAGAGAAATTCACGGAGCTTTACGGCCGCGGTCTTGAGATGCTGGGCGAAGATAAAAGCACAGAGCAGTATCTCGAGTACATCGAACAATATGGATTACATATAAATTGGAAGGAGCCGGAGACATGAAATTTATGTTGACCTGCGAAGAAGCCTTAAAGAATATCAACAAAGGCAAGATGGGAATCTTTAATTTCGGCTATCAGGTGCTGGATGTAAAACCAATCCGGTATTCTCAGCATCTGGCCTGCATGAGAAGAAGCAAGCTCAGAAGCTACCTGAGCAAACACAGAAGCCTGCGTGACAAGTGCTTTCTGGAAGCACGGAAGCTGCCACGCTTCTGCAAGACAAAAAATAACCATATATAATAGTAGAAATTGGGCAGGTGAAATACCTGCCCAAAGCTTGATAAAGCATATTAGTTGAGTGGCATATCAGTGCCGGAAAAAATAACAGCCAAAACAACTTGGGCAGAATGGAGCGGAAGAATGTATGTAAAACGGACATGGAGATGTGGTAAATGCATCGAAGTAGAAAAATACCAGACCTTCCGCTATAAGGGAAAGATGACAGTACGTGGTCCGCAAAGCAATCCTACTCCGGAAGCTATGGCCAAGGTGAACGAACGCAACAGCTACAAGAATCTTCGACGCCTGCTTAATACTAATTTTGGCAAAGGTGACCTGCATTGTGTATTGACTTATGCTCCGGATGAAAGAGCAACCAGTCCGCAGGAAGCAAAAAAAGACATTCAGAAATTCTGCCGCAACGTGAAACAGAAATGCAAGCGTCGCGGCTCAAATTTCAAATATGTGGCCGTAGCCGAATACGGTAAGCGCTCTATGCATTTTCATATTGTTATCCATAGCGAGCTGAAGCTGCAGGAGCTTGGCGATATGTGGCCGCATGGACGTATTCATGCTACGGAGCTGGACGGCAGCGGAGATTATGACAGGCTGGCCAGCTATCTTATCAAGCAGACCAACAAGACCTACAACGATCCGGAACGCAGAGTGTTTGCCAGACGTTATGTTACGAGCCGTAACCTTGAGCAGCCGGAGTGTAAGATTGAGAAAGTCAAGGCTGACAGCTGGCGTGAGACGCCGTCTGCACCCAAAGGTTTTTACGTGCTGCAGGATACTATCGTCCAGGACGTCAGCGAGATTACCGGATATCCGTATCAGTATTACCGTTGCCTGGCACTAGGTGGCGGGAAACCATTGAAAACAAAAAGACTACGCAGGTAGGTGTTTATATCAGCGGCGGAATCTGCCTCGGTAGTTATATACAAGCAAAAAAACGGACAGGCGCAAGAAGAAGTATATCCGCTGCTGCTATAAGCACGGAAAGGGGGAATAAGATTGCTGGTAAAGCACTGGCAGCGCGTCGCAGAGACACGCTTTAAGTATCACAAAAAAATTCAGATGGCCGTGGATGAAGCACGTGCCTGCAGGCATCCGCATGGGCTGAAGGACGAGCTGAAGCCTAATCCTACCCAGCAGGACGCACTCAAGGGAATACTGCCGCTGAAAAAGGTTAGCGTATACATCGGACGTCGGAGCTATGAGCTTGTCATTGAGCAGCCGGAGGAGTGGCTGGCGGTGATAAGGGAGACGTATGCCTTATACAAAGACTCTCCTATTGGCCACGTCATGCACAAATACTATGACAACTACGAGGACAGGCACGTCCAGCCGGAGGTTATCAGCGGGCTGCAGGGAGTGAGCCGTCAGACGTTCTACGCCTGGCGCAATGAGTTTTTAAGTGACGCTGCTATTATTGCAGCGCAGCATGGAATAAAAAAATTTTAAGCATTGCCGTTTTGTACTTTACAAATCGGCACTTTTGACGTGGTAAAATAGTATTGTGCAAAATAGCAAGTAAAAACAAAGGCCCTGACGGAGCGTTCTGTCGGGGCTGTTTTTATGTCAAAAAACAAAGGAGGTGAAGGCACTATGGCAGAGGTAAAAAAAGCAGTCAAAAAAGCTGTTAAAAATTCCGGTAAAAAATCCACCCTGAAAGCGGGTAAAAAAACCACGTCGGAAACACTCAGTCCGGCGCAGGAGAAATTCTGCCTGGAATACCGCAAGCATGAGGGTAACGGCACTGCTGCAGCCATAGCTGCCGGGTACAGTGAGAGGACCGCCGCGCAGCAGGCTACAAGGCTGTTAAGAAATGTTAACATTCTGAAGCGCATAAAAGAGCTGGCAGATGACGCTATCAGAAAGCAGATTATCGGGCTGGATAAACGCGCTCTGGTGCTCAGTAAAATTGCCGAAGATGACGCTGCTGATGTGCAGGCCAGAATCAGGGCGATTGACGTTCTGAACAAAATGGATGGCGTGTATGTTTTCAAGACTGAAATCAAAGTAAGTGGTAACATCGGTGTAAGACTTAAACGGCGCAAGGAAGGTGCTAACGGATGAAGTCTCAGCTGAGCCAGCAAGACTACGATGCTATCATTGATTATCTGGAAGAGTGCCAACATGATCCGGAGCTTTTCGTAAAGCTGTCTTTTCCGTGGGGCGAACCTAATACTCCGTTGGAAAATCAACAAGGACCGGAGGAATGGCAAAGGCAAATACTGCGTGAAATCAAGGACAACATCAAAACAGCTGAAAGTGCCATCCGCGAAGCGGTGGCCAGCGGACACGGCATTGGTAAATCGGCGCTGGTTTCTTGGATTATTCTCTGGGCGTTGGGAACATGTACTAATACGCGTGGTGTGGTTACGGCAAACACTGAGACACAGCTACGGACCAAGACCTGGGCAGAGCTTAGCAAGTGGTACAACATGTGGGAAGCCAAATCACTGTTTGACTACACAGCAACGAGCATATTCTGCAATGCTGATAAGTACGAAAAAACGTGGCGGATTGATGCTATACCGTGGAGCGAGACGAACTCCGAGGCTTTCGCCGGCTTACATAATCAGGGCAACAGAATTTTGATTATTTTCGACGAAGCATCAGCGATACATGACACCATCTGGGAAGTTACGGAAGGTGCACTGACTGACGCGGACACGGAAATCATTTGGTGCTGCTTTGGTAACCCGACACGTTCCAGCGGCCGCTTTTATGATTGCTTTCACAAGCACAGAAATTATTGGCATACTCGCAGGGTAGACAGCCGCAGCGTACGCTTTTCTGATAAAAAGCAGATTGAAGAGTGGCGCGAAATTTGGGGCGAGGACAGCGACTTTTTCAAAGTCCGTGTGCGTGGCGAGTTCCCATCGGCCAGCGATAAGCAGTATATCTCTCAGGATATCGTGGATGAAGCACGGAAAAGGGTACTCAAGCCATATCAGTATAATTTCGCTCCGGTTATTATTGGCGTAGATCCTGCGTGGACCGGTGCGGATAAAATAAGCGCATACCTGCGTCAAGGCAATTACTGTAAGCTGCTCTTTGAATATCCGAAGAATGATAACGACCTGCAGCTTGCCGGCAAGATTGCGGCGCTGGAAGATGAATACCACGCTGATGCAGTCTTTATTGACCTTGGCTATGGTACCGGCATCAAGAGCATAGGCGATGCATGGGGCAGGAATTGGACGCTGGTGTCGTTTGGCAGCACTAAAGGCATACCGCCTAACTGTGTAAATAAGCGCGCTGCAATGTGGCAGGATATGCGGCACTGGGCTATGACAGGTGGAGCAATACCACCTGATGACAATGTGCTGGCTGATGACCTCGTAGGACCGGAGCTTGTTCCGCGTGACGATGGCAGAGTACAACTGGAAAGCAAGGAGAGCATGAAAAAGCGCGGGCTTCCATCTCCTAACAGGGGAGATGCGTTGGCGCTGACCTTTGCTTTTCCGGTGCTGAGCAGAAAACAGGAACATGAATATGCCTGGAGCGTCGACAATGGCGCGCAGGAAGAATATGATCCGTTTCATGGAATGTGGTAGGAGGTGAGACCATGGAAGAAATCATTATGCAGCTGCATGGCGGCGGTGGTGGTGGCGGCGGAACACAGATTAAGCAGAACGCACCCGGAAGCCAGAGCGCCGCAACTATTGACAGCGCGACCGAAGGACAGCGTGAATCGCTGCGTGAAAAGCTGAGCAAGGCAAGAGGCCGTAACTTTACCAACAAGACCGGCGGCAGCATGGTAGATACAATCAAGAAAGCATTGCTGGGGGAATAGCAATGTTTGAAGAAATCTATCGAGACACAAAGCTGCTGAAGGATAAGCGCTTCGTCCTGGAGCAGATGTACCAGCGGCGCACGTCGTTTGAACCGACGTGGCAACTGCTGTCACGTTATATCGTTCCTTACCGAGGGCGCTTCCATGAACGCGGCGGCAGCATGGACGGAGAGCGGCGTGACCGCTATCTTATCGACCCTTATCCGATGGATGCTGCAGGCAAGTGCGCTGCAGGCCTGCAAAGCGGATTGACGTCCCCAAGCCGTCCGTGGTTTGAGCTGTCTTTAGCCGATCAGGAAAAGGCTGAATATCATCCGGTGCGTCAATGGCTGGATGATGTGCGTGACGTTATGATGGCCATATATGCACGTGGCAATACATACGCTATGCTGTACGATATCGAGGCTGAGCTTTGCCAATTTGGCACGGCGGCGGCGCTGATGATGCAGGACTATAATACCGCTCTCTGGCACCGCAGCTACACCTGCGGCGAATATGCAGGCGGTGTGGATGCAAGAGGCAGGCTTTATTCCTTTGGCAGGCGTTTTGAATTGACCGCTCCACAAATGGTAGCGGAATTTGGCATTGATAACGTGAGCGTGGCCGTAAAGACCGCGTACAACAACAATGACCATACACAGCGCTTTGAGGTTGAAATGCTCATCGTCAAAAACAATGAGTATAAGCCTGAGCTATTAAAGCCCGGTAACTTCCCTTGGCAGAGTTTTTATTGGGAGCGTGGCAATCAGCAGCAGTTCCTGCGTATCAGCGGTTACAAGGAGCAGCCTTTTATTATGCCGCGTTGGACTAAGGTGGCCAACTGCGAATATGGTTATGGTCCTGGGCATAATGCCTTGGGTAACTGTATGCAGCTGCAGCGTATTGAAAAAGCAAAGCTCCGCTGCATGGATAACGAGGCTGACCCGGCTATGATGTTCCCAGCAAGCTTGAAGAAAGTCAACCGCCAGCCAGGTGCGAATAACTTTATCCCCGATGGTACACAGATGAATGCTTATCCGATGATACCGCCGGGAGCAAAGCGCTACGAAGGCATGATAGCCTTGAGCAACGATAAACGCCAGCAGATAAGCGCTACGTTCTATAATGACCTTATGGTAATGCTGACGCAGGCGCAGAACAATCCGCAGATGACCGCCAAGGAAGTCGCGGAACGTCACGAGGAGAAAATCCTTATGCTGGGGCCGGTGCTGGAGCAGTTCCATAATGAGGTTCTGGACCCGCTGACCTTGCGTACGTTTGGGCTCTGTATGCGCAACGAGCTTTTCCCGCCTATGCCGGAAGAGATTACTGCAGACGAGCTGAAGGTTAATTTTGTGAGCCTTTTGGCGCAGGCGCAGAAGATGGTAAGTCTGCCGAGTGTACAGAATGTACTTGGCATGGTAGGTAACGTAGCAGGTATCTATCCTGAAGCTGCCGATATTATCAACATCGACAACGTAATCCGTGAGGTTGGCGTTATCAGCGGTACGCCTGAGAAAATCATGCGCAGCGAAGACGAGGTGCAGCAGCTCAGAGAGCAACGCCAGCAGGCACAGGAAGCACAGATGCAGCAGGCGCAGATGGCACAGGGTGCAGAAGCGGCCAAGACCGGTGCGGAAGCTGCAAGGCTTTTGAGTGAGGTGCCGTCCAATACGGATAATGCTCTGGATGATATGCTGAGCAGAATGGGGATGAGCTGATGGAAAAGCAAAGATTTGCTGAACTGCTCGTAAACGTCATGCAGACGCAGACGGGTAGGGAATTTATTTATGAGCTGCTCGACACAATGGAAGTGAATACCCCTAACTATGTTGTCGGGCGTGAAAGTGTCATGGGGTACGAGATTGGCCGGCGCAGCGTTGGCGAAGAACTGCTCCGTATGCTGAGAGATGATACTGAGGAAGGCCTGCAGCTGGAGCTGCTGATGCGGCAGGAAGCGCTGGACCGTCCCAAAGAAAAACACAAAGATGAATTCTATGACCAATTTGAAGGAGGTAATGTATAATGCGAAAGAAATGGTTGTTCTTTCTGGCTCCTGACGGCGGCGATGCTGGCGGCGGTGAAGGCGGAGCTGGTGGCGATGGCGGCACCGGTGGTGACGGTGGTGCTGCAGGTGGCAGTAAAAGTATCTTTGATAATCCTGATGGCGGCAATTCCCATGGTGACGGTGGTGGCAATCCTGCTGGTGACGGCAGCGGCAATCCTGCTGATGCTGGCGGCGGCGCTGGCGAAGTACCGGAAAACTATGAGTTTAACCTGGGCGAAGGCCTTACAATCACCGATGAACAAAAAACAGCGTTTACCGCCATAGCTAAGGATGCAAAGCTTTCGCAGGCACAGGCTGACAGCCTGCTGAAAATGCACAGCGAGATTATCAACGGCTATCTGCATGCTGCAGAAGATGCCGTTGAAAAAAATATCGCTGAATGTCAGAAGTTGGGGCTGACCAGTCAGGAAAACCTTGGCTTTGCCAGAACTGCTGTAAATACCTTTGGCGGCAGTGAGGCGATGCAGGTATTGATTGATACCGGTGCTATCAATCATCCGGCAGTCTGCAAGCTCTTTGTAACTATCGGCCAGCTTATCAGCGAAGATAAACCGGCAGATACTCATGTCGGCGGTGGCAAGGGAACCCCGCGGGCAGAAGATATCCTCTTCCCTAACAGCAAATACTAAAGGAGTGAATTAAATGGCACAAACCGGACTTTATAACAACACCGGCCTGGCAACTATGTATGATATTGCACAGCAGTATCGCTCTGCAGGCAATGAAGCAGCGGCGCAGGTCGTAGAGCTGCAGGCAAAAACCAACCGGCTCTGGGAAGTATTCCCGATGAGAACCTGCAACAGCGGCAGCGTTGAAAAAGCGCTTATCAGAACCAGTCTGCCGGATGTAGCATGGCGTATTATTAACCGTGGCGTAGCACCTACTAAATCCAGCACTGGCCAGGCAAGCTTTACTACCGGCGGTGTTGAGGCCATTGCACAGATTGATGAGCGACTGATGAAGCTCAACAAGAACAGCAATACCTATCGACTTAATGAAAACTACGCACATCAGGAAGCTATGAGCCAGAAGATGTCTACTACCTTCTTCTATGGTGATGAACAAATCAACCCTGCAGGCTTTACCGGCCTTGGCGCTTTTTACTATGATAAGGCTGGGCAGGATGAAATCTACGCCAATCAGATTGTTGACGCGGGCGGTACCGGTAATAATCTGACCTCCCTTTGGGTAGTGACCTTTGCACCTGATACTGTTTACGGCATCACTCCGGAAGGTGTGCCTGGCGGTTACAGCTATCGTGACAACGGACGTGTTAAAGTGAGAGATGAGAACAACCTTGAATACTGGGGCTATGAATCTCAGTACAACTGGGACGTAGGCCTCTGCGTACGTGACCCGCGCTATGTAGCACGTCTGGCCAACATTGATACTACCAATACCAGCAGCACTGACTTCATCGATAAACTGATTGAAGTATATGACTGCATTGAAAACCCTGACCATGGCCGTACTGTTATCCTCTGTAACCGTAAGGTGCAGACCATGATCAATATCATTGCGCAGAAGAAAAATAATGTTAACCTTTCTCTGGAAGACTTTGGCGGTAAGCGTATCCAGCATTTCTGGGGCTCTCCCATCCTGCGCAACGATGCTATCCTGAGCACTGAATCTAAAGTGCCGGTAGAATAAGGAGGTAAGAATATGGCTGTAATGATTGATGCAAAGCTTATTCTTTGTGAAAATGTCGATACTGCAGCGACTGTCACCAGTAAGGCGCTTGATATCGGCCACAACAAATCTTTGAGACCGCTCTATGTTGATGTTAAACTGACTAAGGGCGTAACTGCCGGCCGCGTAAAAAGCGTAGAGCTGCAGTCCAGCGCTGACGAAAGCTTCTCTGCTCCGATCACTGAGATGGTGGTGACTATCGGCAAAACCGCTGAGCAGCAGAAGCACGCCTGCCAGCTGGCGCAATTCTTCGCGTCTATCCAACCGCAGGGCCGTTATGTCCGCGTAAAAATCACCGGTGATACTACCGTTCCGGCAGGTGGCAAGATTTGGGCATATCTGTCCCCAGATATTCAGGTACCGGTATGAGATACAAAGTAATCCGCACCTGCTATTGGCAACACAGACTTTGGGAAAAGGGCGAAAAGGTGGAGCTGGAGGGGAATGTACCGGAGCATTTCAAACCGCTCTATAATCCAGCCGAAAAATTGTCCCTGAACAAAAATGCTGAAGAACCTTCGGACGAAGTATCTGGCGATATGGAAAACCCGGATATCATGCCTTCTTCTTTGGAAGAAATGAATGTTGGCCAGCTGCAGAAGCTGGCACGTGCAAGCGGCCTGGAACCGCCGAAGAATGCAAAAAAACAAGAATTGATTTCCGCTCTGCGCGGAGAATAACATCGGGCCGGAGCTTATTCCGGCCTTTTGTTTTAGGAGGAAACCATGAACAACATTGAAATCTGCAACCTTGCGCTTGGCCGTATCGGCGTAGACGAAATCAACCGCATGGATGAGGCAAGCCAGCCTGCGAGAATCTGTACACGTTATTTCAATTTTACCCGTCAGAACGTATTGCGCCGCTTTCCTTGGACGTTCGCAACAAAACGTGTGCAGCTGGCACTGCTTAATGAAACGGCACCTGATTATAAATACGTCTATCAATATCCTTCTGATGCTCTGGCCATACGCCTTATGTACAATGATAGCTTTGTTGGCCTGCCTAAGGATAACTACTTCCGCATTATGAACGGTAACGGCGGACGCAAGATATACAGTAATATCTCTAACGCCTACGTGGAATATACTGCAGACGTAAAGGACAGCGAAACATTCGACAGCCAATTCATTGAAGCCTTCAGCTGGAAGCTGGCGGCGGAGATGGCATTCGCTTTGACCGGTAATATGAATCTTGCGACAAATGCTATCCAGGCATACAATGCTTACTTTACGGAAGCAGCTGGCGAGGATGCTGCAGAAGACAATCAGGAAGAAGCTGTACAGGATAGACTGGCCAACGCCAGATGGGAGGGCTGACAATGGGACTGTATCAACTGAAGCCCAGCTTTGCCGGCGGTGAATTGTCGGACAGCATGTACGGCCGCGTCGATATCAACAAATATGATAATGGCGCGGCGATGTTAAAAAACTTTATGGTGCAGCGTTACGGCGGCGCAAGGAACAGGAACGGCTTTAAACATATCGCTATGACGTATGGCGGCAAGCGTGCATTTTTAATTCCATTTACCTATTCCAACGAGCAGAGCTACGTCGTGGAATTAACGGCCGGACATTGTCGTTTCTTTCGCGATGGCGGCATAATCACTACAACGGATGGCCAGCCTTATACCATCAGCAACAATCTGACAGACGCAGATTTGGCAGGTGTGTGCAAAGTAAAACACGCTCAGAGCGCAGACGTTATGTTTATTGTGCATCCGAATCACCCACCTATTACCTTAACCCGCTATGGCGCAACTGATTGGCGCTGGGAACAGATGGCGGTAAGTGGAGGACCGTTTGAAGATTACAACACTACAAACACAAAGATAACGCCTAGCGGTATAAGCGGCAATATTACCTTGAGTGCTACAGCTGACATTTTTAAAAGCTATCATGTCGGGACGTTAGTAGAACTCACCCACTATAAAGGCAGCGAATACCAAAAAGCTGTACCTAACGCCAGCGGTGATAATTTAAAAGTAAACGTACTGCCTGGCAGCAGTGTATACGTCGAAAGCTTCGGCTTTTGGAACGGACATTTTATCCTTGAAAAATACAATACTGATAGCGGCCGCTGGGAGCAGGTGCGCCGTCAGGACGGCAACCATAGCCAGAACTATAACTTTACTGAAAAAAATGAAGATGATCATATCACGCAGTACCGCATAACATCAACCGCTTTTGATACAACTATCTGGAAAGATGAAAACGAAAAGCAGACAGGCTTTGTTACTATCCAGTCTTTCGGCGATGACTACAGCGGAATAGCAAAAATTACCGGTGTAAGCAATGCAAGGACTGCGTCGGCGCAGGTTATCCGCACGCTTGGCAGTGCATCAGCAACAAGCAGCTGGGCGTTCGGGGCGTGGAACTCTAGCTATGGCTATCCTATGTCGGCAGGATTTTTTGAAGATCGCCTTATTTTTGCCGGAGACGCGAAAGCACCGCAAACGTTCTGGGGATCGAAAGTAGGCGATTATTATAATTTTGGCACAAGCACACCAATCGTGGATGATGATGCAATAACGGCCACACTAAACGGCGGCAGGATGAATGGTATTAAGGCGATGGTGGCATTTGGCGAATTAATCCTTTTGACTGCTGGCGGCGAATATAAGGTAAGCGGCGGCCAAGGTAAAAGCATAGCACCTAGCAACATAATGAGCCAGCCACAGGAATACAGAGGTATATGTGATATTAACCCCGTAACTGTAGGCAGCAGGATAATCTACGTGCAGCAGCAGGGCAACATCGTGCGTGACTTGGCGTATAGTTACGAGGCAGATAAATATACAGGCGATGATTTAAACCTTCTATGCTCACATCTTTTTGATGGACATAAGGTAACGGGTATGACATACCAGCAAGTACCTGATAGCGTGGTGTGGTTCGTACGTGATGATGGCATTCTCTTAGGTATGACATACATTAAAGAGCAGGACATCTACGCATGGCATAGGCACACGATGGTTCATTCAAAATTTATCAATATTTGCAGCATCAACGGCGATATGGAAGACGAGCTGTACGCAGTTGTTGAAAGAAACGGAGTGCATTACATTGTGGTCAACACCCATCAGACGGATAACGAATCACCAGCGGAGCAATATTATGTCGACGACGGCATTACCATACGTGGCGATGATTTGAAAGAGGTAAGCGGCCTGACGTGGTTAGAAGGAGAGGCTGTTGCTATTTTGGCAGATGGTAATGTATTGCCACAGCAGAGAGTTACCAATGGCAAAGTAACGCTGGATGACAGGCGTGGCTACAGTGTGGTGCATATCGGTTTACCGATTGATGCGGAAATCCGTACCTTGCCTATTGAATTCCAGATGCAGGACGGTAGTTCTATCAGTCGCAAGAAACACATAGGCAATCTTTCCGTCCTCTTTAAAAACACGCGTGGCGGACTGTATGGCCTGAGCGAGGAAAAACTGGATGAAATCAAATGGCGCGATACCGAAGCATATGGCCAGCCTACAAAACTTTTCACTGGCAAGAAAAAAATCGTCCTGCCTGCAGCAGGCTGGGACGAAACGCAGCAGCTTATCATTAAGCAGGATGCGCCGCTGCCGATGACGGTACTGGCCATTGTGCCGGAGATTGTGCCGGGAGGATAATATGGCGGAATATACTTTTGGTCGTCCGTCGGATGAAGATATTGAATACATAGCTGCACATCTGCGGCAGGATAACAGGCAGGAGCTGGCGGCGTTGTATGGCGCTGGGCATGAGCTGGATGTTTTAAAAAGAAGCGTCAGATACAGCGAACTGATTGGCTGCTTTTATATTGACGGCGTGCCTGCAGCTATCTATGGAGTAAGAAGCCCGGCTGCAATATGTTCCGTAAAGTGCGTATGGCTGCTCATGACCGACGAAACATTGAAGCATAGGCTAGTAGTAGGGCGATATACCAAACGCTTTCTGAGGGCGATTGTGGCGGCCTATGGGCCTATGTCCAATAAGGTTGATGCTGGGAACGCAGAAATCCTGCGCTGGCTCAGATGGCTTGGCGCTGAGATATCGGAGCCGGTGCAATGCGGAATCTACAATCTGCCGCACAGGGAATTTTATTTTGACGAAAGAATTTTAAAGGAGGGATAGCATGGGCGTAGGAGTAATGATTGGTGCAACTCTCTTGGGCGGTTATCTGCAGGGACGTGCAGCACGTCAGCAGGCCAACGCGCAGGCGGCGCAGGCTCGGGCAAATGCTGATATCGCCTATAACAATGCGCAGAAGCTGCAGGAGCAGGCCGAGAAGCAGGCGCAGAACAATGAAATCAACGAGGAAAACAAACGCCGCAGACTGCTGCAGCTGCAGGGGCAGCAGAGAGCCAACATCGGCGCGGCCGGAATCACGGCAAGCGGCAGTGCACTGGCGGCGATGGCAGACAGCCAGTTTAACCAGGAGCAGGAGCTTGCCTTTGAAAGATACAATGCGCGTCAGCAGGTAGATAATATCTTCCAGCAGAGTACAGACAATGTGAACCAGGGCGATATCTATGCGTCGAGCGCTAGGGCATACCGCAAGGCCGGCAAGCGTGCTATGATGAACAGTATGCTGCAGGCAGGGTTGAGCGTGGCGGCTAATCTTTACACGGCCAAAAGCATGGGAGCATTGAAAAGCTCAGCCGGTAAAAGCGTAGGGCTGCAAAACTACAGTGTACCCGGCTACACAGAAATGAAGGGACTGCCTGCTCATACCGGTGGTGGCATATCAAGCTACAGTAATGATGGCTGGGCAAAAGCAAAATGGTAAAAATGTCATTTTGTACTTTACAAATCGGCAAAGGACGTGTGGTAAAATGATAGTGCGGAAGGGAAGCCATCCTCCCATTTTCATCATACTCTAAAAATTAGCAACGTAGAAAGCATCTGAGGCTAAGCCTTGGGTGCTTTTTGCGTATATAGGAAAGGAGCAGAATATGGCAGTAATTGATGTTTACGAGAACCAGGCAAAGCTAGGTACGCCTACAAGCCAGACGAGCGGTGTGCATCCTGATATGGGCGGGCAGATGGCGCTGGCAAGGGCAAATGCAAATCTTACCAATACGATGGTAGAGGGAGGACAGAAGCTCTATGAGCAAATAGCCATTGCGGACGTGATGAAGGCTAACAATGATTACAATATGCAGATGAGCAGGCTGCAGAATGAGCTGCTGCAGAACAAGGAAGAAAATGCCAGGGATAACCTTACCAAGTACGAAAAAGGGCGCAAGAAGATTATCAATGGCATTATGCAAAAAGGACCGTCTACGTTGCGCGGCGTTCTGGGAAGCAAAGCCTTTTACAATACTATTGAGCGTGACTGGACCGGCCAGCGTGCCCAGATGGAACGTTATACCATGGGTGAGATGGAGAAGTACCAGGATACGCAGCTTAACAATCAATACAAATTAGCTTTGAAGGACGTAGCTGTAAACTGGCACAACAATAATGATCTGGACGCTGTTATGCGCCGCGGCGATTTTATGACTGCAGCAAGGTATGCCAATTATGGCCAGGAAAAGATTACTGAAGCAAGCAACAAATGGAAGGCTGCGGTAGCAGAGACAGCAGCGCAGGCTGCTATCAATTCAGACAGCAGCGAAGGATGGACGCGTGGCGGTGAGATACTGCAGGCCTACGGTTATCTTATGGACCCGCAGAAACGTATCCAATACGATAAGATTATCAGCGCGAGGGAGAAAAGCAATAATCAGCTTAATACCTTTGCCGGCATCTATGCCAAGTATGGCAGTGATATAAACGGCGGTGTGCAGGCGCTCTTGTCTACGCAGACCGGTACGGCAGATATCGCCAAAGGTTTGGCATTTGCACAGGGAGAGGAAGGCAAGGCTTGGGGCAGCAATCAGTGCGCTAACTTTGTGAAAAAATATATTCAGACGGCTGGCGGTGATTATGACATCACCAGCAGCTTGGCTGATGGTACCTACCTTAACGCAGAACGTAAAGGGCTGACGTTTAATGACCGTAACCAATTAAGGGACGGAGATATCGTCTATTGGCAGGTAGATGGCAGCAAGTACGCTACGAGCGACAACCCGGATGATGTGCATTCTGACACTAAGGCCTATAAGGGTATTACCCATGTCGGTATATACAATGCCAAGACCGGCAAGGTTATCCAGAGTGGTGAGCATGGAGTGAGTGAGCTGGCGCTGGATGCTGCCGGATATCATACGGTAGGCTACAGCCATATCGGCGGCAGAGCTATGGACGCAACTGAGCGCGAAGAATTAAAAAAAGGTTATATGCAGTACGCGCTGCAGCAGGTGCAGCAGAAGCGTACAAGCACTAACCTTATGGTGGAAAGAGCTTCGGATGAAATGTTTGCTGCCTACAATAATGGCGTACGTGACCCGGCGTATTTTGAAAACATGGCCAAACAGATAGCAGGCAACGATTATAGCGCTTATAATACTTTGCACGCTGTAGCAAAGAGCTTTACATCTCCGGGTGTACACAAATTAACTGTAGGTGAGGCTTTGGAAATAGAGGATGCCATAGACAAGGGCGGACTGTCGCAGGATGAGCTGATCCAGAAGTTGTCTGATGCAGGCTGCAGCACGGAAACTATTATGAAATACGTGCATATGAATAAGCAGGCGGCGAAAGCTGCAGCTAGGGGCGAAGGCAAGGCATCATTTGACTGGGACAGCGTTATGGAAGCCTTTTACAGTAAGATGGGCGGAAGAAACAAGGTGCCGGAAGCGTGGCGTCCGGGATTGAAGCGGTACGCCAAAAGAGCAATAAACGAATACATAGCTAAAGAAAACCGCACGCCTACAGTAGACTGGGTGATGGATATCATGGAACAGGGACTGGTTAAGGGTGTCGGCGGCGTTACGGTAGAAGGTGAGCACTTCTGGAACAGTGATATATCATACAATATGGCACAACTTGGCAACCATGATATCTATCATATCAGTAATGCAGATGATGGTTACGTCAATGTATGGTTTTATGGCAATGCTCAGCCGGTGCGCATGAGCAAGGCAGCGTTTAAGCAGACGATGGGAGAGTAACATTATGGGAACTTTTAATTTCAGTAATATGCAAGGTGGCCAACAGCAGGAAACTCAGAACATTCCGCGTGAATTTCGTCCTGCTGTTGAGCAGGCGAAAACGGAACCGGTCGGCTCTTACGGTAACAACAAAACAGGCTTCTGGGACGAGGTGAAGAATTTTTTCTCCGGTGCAGATGTTGATACCAGTGCCGGCTTTATTGATGAAACAGGAACATGGAACAATGGCACTAAACAGGAGCTTGCTAAATACTATCCTACACAAAAGAGTGCGGAAGAACTCGAAAAGGACAGATTAGGCTCTTTGTGGGACAGAGCGTATAAAAAATATCATTACAGCAAAGACGATGTACTGCTTGAAGCAAAGAAAATCAGCGCGGCCACAAACATCCCTGAAAATGCTATCCTGGCTAACGCTGATAATCTGGCCAACGCACGCAATGTATATAATTATCAGCAGAAGGCTATGGACCCGCAGGAAGTGTTTAAGGCCTACCCTGAGCTGAGCGAGCTGGCCAAGCTGAGTGATACCGACGCTGCTATTGCTCTGCATAACTTAAAGAACGTGCGCCAGACTCAGGGCATTATTGAAGCAGCTAAGACCGGCTGGGAGCTTGATAACCTGATGAGTGAGCGCGGCCGTATGGGCAACGGCAAAGAGCTGACGGATGCCGACATTGCACGTTTGGGAGAAATTGAAAAAGCACAGAAAAATTCTAAGGAACTGCCGGGACTTTTTGAGGACCCGATGAGTGCTATTGTAGGCGGCACAGTGCAGAGTGGCAAGATGATGCTGCGTAATGCTCTTAATGGCCAGAAGATGGGCGTATATGGCGCTGGCTTCGGCGCGCTTCTCGGCGGTATTGCCGGCGGCGGTGCAACGCTGGGTGCCGGTACTGCTGCAGGCGCGACCGCAGGTGCCAAGATTGGTTATAGTGTCGGCAGCCGTATCGGTATGGCGCAGGATATGTATGACGAAATCGCCGGCAACAACTACCTTGATTATAAAGGCTATAAGGATAAGCAGGGCAGGCAGCTGCTGACAGATAACCAGGCGCGCAGCTATGCTGCTGTAGCAGCAGCACTGGAAACCGGCATTGAATTTGCTAACGCAGATAAAATCCTGAACGTCATCAAAGGCGGTGCAGGTGCGCAGAGCATCAAAGAGATTATCAGCAGTGCCAAAGACAGCACGGAGCTGCAGAGCCTGCTTGCCGCATATCTGCGTGACAGTGCCAAGAACATCGGAACAGTGGCCATCTCTGAGAGCGCGGAAGAAGGCGTGCAGGAGATGAGCAACAGAATTATTTCTGATATTGCTGCAGCAAACAATCCCGGCGGTGATATCCCGACATATACGGCAAAGGACGTTATCGTTGGCGGCCTAGAAGCAAGCTGGCAGGCATTGCCTGCGTCTATTGGCTTTGGCGCTGGCGCACATGGAGCAAGCACTGTATCGTTTATGCGTCGTGCATCCGCGGCGCTGCAGCTGAAAAGTGAAGAGCAGAAAGCTAACCTGCGTGATGCTAACGGCATATCTATGCTGAGAAGTCTTGCTGAGGATATCAAAAATAATGCTTTGTTTAAAAAAGCTCCGGAAGTATATAACGAGGTACTGAATAATCAGCTCAAAGGCACGGAGCTGGAAACTATTAACATAGATACAGAGTACGTTCTTAATCAGCAGGGCGGCTATGAGCTTTTGAAATCTGCAGCAAAGGCAGCAGGCATAGGCGAACAGTATCTTAAAGACATCATCGATACTAAGGCAGACTTGAAAATCAGTACAGCAGATTATGTATCTAAGCTGCTGCCGACTGAAATCGGTGCTCATCTGGAAGACTACATCACATTCAGCGATATCAGCGAATGCCTGGCACGCAACAGAGAATATGCCGGCAGGATGCGCCGCGAGATGGACCGCATATTGGCATATGAGAACCGCCAGCGTGAAGATGCTTTGAATACCTACCTTGACAATAACTTCCATACTCCGGAAACCCGTGAGATAGCAGAGGCAGTATTGCGCCGCTTCCCGGATAATCCTAAGGAAGGCGTAAAGGAAATCAGAAAATCGCTGCAGGCCAAGATTGACGAGCCGCTTAATCAGATTATCGAAGAGCTGGAAAAGGGTATGGGTAACGGCGTAGCTGTAGTAGAAATCCCGGAATATGATAATCAGATGCGTGGCCGTGGTATCAAGGTAAGCAATAATGACCCTTGGTATCAACGCTACTATAAAGAGAATAAGCATAAGCCCTCTAAGATGGAGCTGCGTGAGCTGGCGCGTGAGATTTGGACCGGCCACAACGAGTATGGACTCTTTGGCTGGGAAAACCGCACTCCGGAAGATAACCAATGGTATGAGAATAACAAGGCATCCATGGAAGCAACGGAAGAAGCCATCCGCAGATTGGATGCGCTGACGCCTGCTCTGGAAGAAATAGATCCGGGCGAACTCTCTATTACTGAAGGCCTGAGCGAAGAAGGCTTTGAGGTATATCGTAAGCTGCGTGGCAAGCTGGAAGGCGCTGAAAGCAAAGAAGTGCGGCAGGCAGCACAGATGAGTGCTATCCTTGCCGCACGAATGGCAGACCGTATGGCTGAGCTGCATAGACAGGTTGGCCATACTAAATACACTGCGCTTGATTATGCGCGTAGTATTGGGCTTATCAGAAGTGAAAGTGAAGCTGCGGAGCAGAAGTTTAATCAGGCCGCTATGCGTAAGGAAAATAAGCGTTATGTATTAAATGAAGATGGTAACGTCGATTGGGGAAATGTCAATGAATTTGTTGCCGATGATGGTACAACAATAAAAAAAGCACCCGTAAGGATGCAGATTGGATATCAGGTTGGCGCCGGTGATGCTGGAGCAGGTTATATTCATATAAAGAATAGACATACTGGATTTATAGAAGGGAAAGGATATAAGAATGTAAGTGATATTGTATATGATGTTTTGGAAAATGCAGATTTTGCTGTCAAATCTATATCTGCAGATGGACGGGAAAGGATAGCTTTAATAAGAGATTTAACTCCACATACAAGCATATTATTAGCTCTTGATTATACTGAGGAGGGCAATGATAGCTATTACACTATAGTTAGCATTATGCCGCAGTCAAAGAAGCAAACAAAAGAAGCAAAAGAAAAAGCATTATCTTTTGATGGGAGCGTTCGCCCATCGCCCGCTACCGGCAGCGGTGCCTTTTTCACTCCAACCGAAACAAAGGCCGGAATCGAAGGAGGTTCGTTCGCTGGCAAAGATAATGCTTTTGATACTGTAAGTTTATCAGATGCTGACCAGTATGTCAATGAGTACACATACGACCAGAAAGCATGGCATGGCACGCCTTACAATTTTGAAAGGTTTGATATTGGCAAAATCGGCGATGGCGTTGGTGACCAGGTACATGGCTGGGGCCTGTACTTTGCTAAGGATAGAAAAATATCAGAGGCATACAAGGAAGTGCTGGGGGCTGACGCTGGCGCAGTAATTGTAGATGGGGTTACGTACAAAATTGATGAGGAGGGAGATTGGGCAACAGCAGCAGGACAGAAGCTCATTGACAATGATCCGTTAGAATTTGTACTGGATACGTTTGACGCAATGACCGGAAACAAGAATAAGGAAAGGGCAATAAAAAGCTTAAAGGAAAGAATTGCTGGAACCAAAAGAACGGCTAATACAGAAAGCTATATTGCTAAACTAGAAGAAGCGATAAACATTATTGAAAAAGCTGACGTGAAGTACGAAAATACTTCACGCCTGCTGAAAGTGGAGGTTCCAGAAAACGATGTATTGCTAGACGAACAAAAGACTTTCATTAATCAGAACAAAAATGTACAAGCACTTTTGAAAAATACTATAGAATCTTTGGATGATGCGCAGTCAATGAAGTTCTGGGAAAATCTGCTGAACTTTAAATTAAGAGCTTTTGATAATGCTGGCAAGGTTCAGTTTAAGATTGATGGCTTCAATAAATTAGCAGATGGCATTGGTAAGATTTTAGAGAGCAATTCTAATACATTTGGCTATAGAACGCTTGCAAGAAGCTTGGAAAGATACGGATATAGCAAAGAAGAAATCGAAAAGCTAAAGTCAGATGGCGAATATCGTAATCAGGAACAACAGAAGCTCAGAAGTCAGGCTGCTGCTTTAGAAGAAGAATTAGAGCGTGCTAAAGCAGAAGATGCTGCTGCAAAAGAGGAGGTTATCAATCAGGCAAAAGCTGATATTTCCGGTACTTTGGGGGGCATGTTTTCCGGCAACAAGATTTACGATGCTCTGGCGAAGGCTATGGGCGAAGAGGATTATAATTGGCGTGGCGCGTCTGAGCTGCTTAATGAGCACGGAATTAAAGGCATAGCTTACGAAGGTATGAAAGATGGCCGCTGCTTTGTCGTCTTCGATGATAAAGCCGTAGATATCATAGAGCGCTACAACCAATCTGCAGGCGAACGTGCTATGACGGCCAACATGGAGAAGCTGAAGGAAGCAAAAGAAATGCTGGCCAAAGATGCGGATATGGAAACCATCTACAAAAAGACCGGCTGGCATCGTGGCGCTGATGGTAAATGGCGTTTTGAGATACCGGATAATTTGGATGAGATAGATGCTGCTAAATTTCCGGAAGAAGGATATGCTATACCGTTAGGAGAGATATATAATAATCCTAAACTGTATGAAGCTTATCCGTGGCTAGCTGACGTCATGGTTCAGTCTGAAGCTATGGAAGAGCAGACCTTGGGAGTAGCTGCTGGTGAAGGCTACATTGGCATAAACAGCAATCTGCTAGGAGACGGCATCAAGCAGGAGATAACCATAAACGGCATAAAGTATAAACGCATAGTAAGCAAGGATGGGGCTAAGGCCGGTAAGTTCTTTTCTCATGGTGATGAGTTCGTAGAGTATGCGCTTAATCATGGTATTAAAAACAATACGTTTGACAAACAGGCCGCAGTGAATAGTTTGAAGGAGCTGATACAAGAAAAAGAATCTGTTATAGAAAAACTTAAAAGCAAAAATAATAATGGGCAGTTTAATAAAGGCATATTGGACAGACAAAAAGAATTAAACAAGATAAGAGGAGCGGCAGAGTTTGTTGGCAGAGCGGATATTGATTTTAATGAAGTCAAAAAAGCTGACAGAGATGTAGCAGCAGCTCACAAGAATTTAGCTGAAACTCTCATCCATGAAATCCAGCATATCATCCAGAATGCAGAAGGCTTTGCTGGCGGCGGTACTCCGGCCAGAGTCAATGAACAGATGAAGCGTCAGCTGCAGAAGTACGATGAAGAAATAGAACGCCTACATCCAAAAGGCAAAGAATATGTTACGGCTATGCTCGAATATGACATAGCTGACTTTGAACATGACACCGGTGAAATTTCCGATGAGGATTTTACTGATATCAAAAATAAGGTTAAAGAGCTGGAAGACCAGATACCTGAAGAAAAAGTAAAGCGCCTGCAGGAAATCAAGGAGCTGCAGACAGATTTGCAATGGCAAGCTGAAGATGAAAACTCTGGCGATTATGAAAAATACTTCCGTCTGCATGGAGAGCAGGAATCCAGAGTAGCATCAATGAAAGCACGGCTCTATACCATGGGTGCAAGCCAGGAAAGAATTGATAACGAAGTGCTGAACGCTATCGATAATCCTATCATTGTATTTGGCGGCAGAAGCTACAGCATGGACTCTGATCAGCGCGGCTTATGGCAGCTCAAAGGCCAGACTGCCTTTAAAACTACCGGCGAGAAGGTTATTTCTCTGTTTAAGGCTGCAGACCAGTCGACATTTATGCATGAGATGGCTCATATCTATCTGCACGATATGCTGGCGCTGGCAGAATTACCGAATGCTCCGAAGCAGCTGCTGGATGACGTGGCCACGATTAACCGGTGGGCTGCATGGAACGATACGCAATTTGTCAAAGAGTACAAAGGCACTGCTATGGAGAGTGAATTTAAAAAGCTCAATGAGCAGATGAAAACTGCAGTTGCCAAAGGCTCCGTTGAAATCGAAGGCAAGAAAATGACCTTGGAACAGATGCAGCGGCTCTGGATGCAGGAACGCTTTGCCCGTGGCTTTGAAAATTATCTGAAGAGCGGTGACGCACCTACAGAAGCAACGCGCAGTATCTTCCGGCGCTTCAAGCAGTGGCTGACTAAAATCTATCGTGCAATCAGCCAGATTGGCGGTGCTCCGTCCAAAGAGGTTAAAGCAGTTATGGACCGCATGATTGCCAGTGAAGATGAAATCGACATTGCTATGAGGAAAAAAGGCGTAGATGATTTTGCCGAAAGCGGCGGCATGGATTATCTGGAAGGAAGCGCGGGGGACGTATATCGCCGTATGGTAGAGCGCGCCAAGGCTGATGCTGAGGAAAAGGTGCTCAAAATAGCACTGAAGGACGTCAAGAAAGATTATCGGCAGCAGGAAAAGGAACTGTTTGCGCGTGAAGAAGCGGAATACCGAGAGAAGCTGGCCGCAGAACCGGTGTTTATTATCCAAGAACATATCAAGAACAACCCTGATATCAGCAGGTCTGATATTTGCGAAAGACTTGGCATGGACGTGGAAGATTATGTCAAGCAGCTTAAAGAGTATGGCAGCTTGGATGCTGCAGTAAAAGCTCATATGGAAGAGTTTAAGGAGGGGATAGATAACAGCGGCATAGATGCTAAGTATTTCCGCGAACGCGCGGAAGAAGTCGTGCAGGAAAGCAAATACCGTAAGCTGGCCACGGCGATGGAGCTGGAAGCGTTTGAGCGCATTGCCAAAAAGCAGCGTAACCTGACTACCCAAATAGAGGCCGACGGCAAGAATGATGCTGCAGAAAAAGGCGTCATTAAGACGGTAGACAAGATGACCAGGCAGAGCAAGCAGATAGAAGAGCTTACTGCAGAAACAAAGGGACTGAAGCAGGATAAACGTGAACTGCTTGCTAATGTGCGTGGCCTGCGTGATGCAGCACTCAGTCATTACAAGGACTATGTGCAATTCGTTGAGATGAAGCTGGAGGTTATGCCTATTGAGGACGCCAACAACTACCAGATGTGGCGCAGAAAGTCGGCGCAGGCGCAGTACAATTCTGAGCAATCTCTTGTAAAAGGCAACTGGGATAAGGCCGTCAAATACAAACAGGCTCAGCTGATCTATGACATGTTTGCTGACAGAGCTGTCCGCAACGCCAAGCAGATCAAGAAGATTGAAGATGGCCTGAAGCGTAAGCAGCAGACTATCAGCAAGGCGAAGAACATATCTGCAGATGAACGTTATGCGTATAATCATCTTATGTATGTGTTTGGCTTTTCTGACGCAGACGCGCCGGTACCGCCGCATTATGAGGGCATCATGGAAGTGCTGATGAAAGCAGATGCTACAAGGGAAGAAGGCGGCCTGATGCTGGAGTCTCCGTTCTTCGGACCGGATGGCCAGACAAATCTCCCTGAATGGTTCCTGCAGGCGGCGATGAACAGCAATAAACGTAAAGCAGGGCATAAGGATTTGAGCAATATGCAGGTTGATTTGGTGGCACAGGTTATGCATATCATCTATAAGCGCGGTATGGATAATATGAAGCTGGCCACGATAAAAACCAAGGACGGCAGAACCCTGACTGTTGACGAAGCAGTTGCTGAGATTGAAGGGCAAGTGCGCCAGCGTATGATAGAACTCGCTAACGCTGACCCGACTGGTGCCAATAAAAACAGATGGCAGGATGACGCTGCAAACTTTATAGACCAGGCTGACAAGTTACTGATTAAGCCGGAGGTGGAGCTGAAAAAGCTGGGTGATGTGGCGCTGCGGTATATCTACAACCCGCTGAAGGAAGCTGCAGACAAAGAGCTGAAGATGGCCGTGAATATGCAGAACAAATTAAAAGGACTGTTTGATGCTTACTCTCCCGAGGAACTGGCAGATATGCGTAACAAACGCCGCTATAAATTTGGCTCATCGGTTATTACCAAGGAGCAGGCGATTATGATTGCGCTTAACTGGGGCACTGAAACGAACCAGCAGCGCGTTCTGGACGGCTATCACGTCAACGTAGCGCAGGTTAAAAATGTGCTGCAGTATCTGGATGAACGCGACTGGAACCTCGTCAACAGTATCTGGAAACTCTACGATATACATTGGGACCAGATAAGAGAGATTGAAGCACGCATGACCGGTGCCGTGCTACAGAAGCAGGAAGCCAAAGGCTTTGTTGTTGTCGGGCAGGACAGAAAAATCTATACCTTGGATGGCGGCTACTTCCCTATTAAATACGACCTGCGGGATTTGCGTACGCAGGAGCAGGCTGATGCTGCACAGCAATCGGCAATGAGCAATATTGCAATGTCTTTAGGCAAGGGCTTTCTGAAAGAACGTACTCAGCATAAGGTTGAGCGCAGGCTGGATCTTAGGTTTGAAGTTATCAGCGGCAGCATTACTGACGTTATCCATTTGGTAGCATTCCGTGAACCGGTACGCGACGTGCGCCGCATTGTACTCAATGAGAATTTCAAAAACCTTGTCTACAATTACCTCGGCCAGAACGCTTACAAAAATCTGAAAAAGTGGACCAGCGATTGTTGGGCGGAAGAACCGATACCGAGGACGGCCTACGAAAAGGGCATGGCCAAGCTGCGTAACGCTCAGACAATGGGAACCATGGGCTTCAGGGTAACAACAGCGCTGCTGAATATCGCTAACGTTCCGAGCGTAGCTCATTATATGGGCGCGGCTGAGCTGCTGCACTCGCTAAAAAAGTTTTACAGTGCCCCGCGTCGATATACGGACTTTGTTTTCCAACGCTCTGTATTCATGGCGGAACGTGCGGAAACCATGGATGCCAGCATCCATGATGCGCTGAAAGGGCCTAATATCTTGGAAGGTATTCTGGGCATTGGTAAGGCTGGCGAGGTTATCAAAAACAACGCGTTTAAGATGATAACCTGGACAGATCTGATGCTGGCATTGCCGCTTTGGCAGCACGAATACGAAAAGACCTACAATGCAGAGGTGGATGCAGGACGTTCAGATCGGAAGAG